TCTGCTGAATGATCGCCGTCAATAAAGACAAGATCAAATTTTCTGCCATCCAATTTATCGCTTGTCACTGAAGCAATGCGCATCCATTCTGACAGTTCTGTCAATTCTCTTATTTCTGGATTGAGATAATTTGTCGGGTCAATTCCCATACATTTTATTTCAGGATTAAATCTTTTCAGATATTCCGAAACAAAAAGAAAATTGCCGCCCTGAAAAATACCTATTTCCAAATAAGTATTGATTTTAAAGTTACTCAAATAAACAAGCGCCTTTGATAATTGACCCGGTGTCTGGTAAATTCCCGCCATTTCCGTAGCATGGTTTTTAAATTGCTCATCTTTCCCAAATACAGGCGGTCCCCAGCATACAAGACCGAAAGCCCTGATAAGATTAGCCACTACTTCGGGATTCCTTAGACTCTCTACTTCCAGACAATGTATAAGATTAACAACCGCTATAATGTTTTTATTCCTCATGCTGTTCCTTTCGCCTTAACTAAGGCTTGTTAAAATCTCAAAATCAACCGCCCAATGCTTCAACGTCTGTATTCCATCAACGGTGGTTACATCTTCAATCATTGTTGTTAAATTTTGTTCCCTCATCCAAACCATAGTATTGCTTGTAATGGTCATGGAACATTCATCAAAAAGAGTTTTTAAATCTCTATAGATAGTTGAAATTTCCGTTGCTCCCTCTGAAGCTGAAAACAAAGAAAACTGAATCAATGTATTTGTGTAATGCTCAGTAAATGTCTTTTCCGGTACAGCAGAAATAATTGAATAAACACAATAAGGGTACTCGCAATTATCCGGGGCGCGGTCAAGATAGATTCTCCCCCCAACGTCCGTATTTAAAGCGGAACCTGTTATCTTACTTGCTATGGCTGTCAAGAGATTGTTCATTTTGCCTCTTTAACCGTGATATCTAAATACTTCATAACACCGTCAATGACTTCAATCGGGGGACCGATAATCGCAAAATAAGCGTTACCCTGTTTTATTCTCCATGAACTTTTAACATCTGTTCGGAACTGGATTCGGAAATTATGAACCTGGATTCCAGTTGTCGCCATTGCCTGAACCACCTCGTCGCTTCTATGGGTTGTCTTTTTCGCCCATACTGTCGCCGCGTCATTCCATGTTGTAACCGGAGAACCCATAGCGTCTTTTGCTATTGTCGGGTATTGGAGAATGATTCTTTTGTCGAATTGACTGGGACTTGTTCTCAAAATTCACCCCATAAACGATAGTTATTTAGTAAATTCATTATTGCCGGTTTTAAAATATCATTCCGGTCCCCATGATAATAGGCATCTTCAGCCGCCAGCTTGACCGCCCTTTTAATGTTCTTCGGGATGCTTGCCGCTGCCGTCCAACCACAAACAAATTCAATTGTGATAGGATTTGAAGGGTAAAGACTATCTGTCGGCCATGATACGTCATCTGGTAAAACGATTCGGCCTATTCCCTCACCGTTTGTCTCGACAAGATAATCTGTAGTCACGGTCATTGTTGTTTCCGTACCGTCTGAATCTTTGTATTTTATTGAGGTCACACTTGCCAGATTTCCAAAAGGAATCTTGATAAACTCTTCACAGGGGAATGCATCAAGGTAGGCGTACCAAGTGGCAGTTAGTAATTGTCTGCGCGTGATATTTTCAACCATCTCCCGCGCTTCGGTAATTAGATCGGTTAAATTATCATCATCCGCCGTTACTGCCGAATTGACGATAATATCAGCGCCGAACTCACAAGCGGCGATAAGAACTTTAGCCACTACTCGAACATAAGCCTTTGTTCCGGTATAGGTCTTTTCCTGAATGGCATTATCATTTGCAGAGGTGACTTGTGTAAATGATCCGCCTGTCCAATCTGTCCATGTCGCGTTATCATCGCTTTCCTGAATCTTTGCGTCAACAGTTCCGCTTGCGCCCACAGTTCCGGCATTAAGATTGACAATGGCTTCTTTACCGACTACGGAAACGCCCGTTCCCGCATGGGTGGTATAATTATTTGCGATAGCATGAGAACCAGGCAATATGCTTTGATATGTCGTAATATCACCGGCAAAAGTTTCGCTATCGAGTTTTAAGTGCGCCTTTAGCTCACTAAGAGAAATCGGTTCTAATACCGGCGCGGTTTTTAATACGCAAATCATAGTAAATCCTTAAACGCTTGCTAAGGTTATAAGACGGTCAATTTTTTTAATTACGTCAACTTTATAGGAATCCAACATTGACAGATAAGTTTCAAAAACCGGTTTATCGGTCTCAATATATCCCGTAAGCACAACGGCAATAACGGCGTATTTGTCCGGCAACTGCTTTGAGATTTCGAGTATCAAATCATCATAAGTTACTTTGCCGTTTAGGAATGTTTTGATTTTATTCAACGCATCAATAACCGGCGCTTTGTAACTCGGATTGTTCTGAAGCGCCAAAACAAAGGCTGTATCTGTAGCCACATTGACCGCCACGGTAGTATCG